ACGAAGAAACACAACAGAGATTAGAAGTTTGGTGTACACTAAACGAATCAGTACCTTACGGCAAATATGCTCACTTAGGAGCCGTTGCTGGAAAATACTTTGGCTTGTTTTGGCAAAATGCTCCTAGTGAGCTAGCAAAGATAAATGACTTTGATTGGTTATATGAACAATTTTCAAAACATTCCATTTGATAAAATAGTACACTTTGGGCAGAAGACTCTTTTAGACAGTCGATTGTTTACCGTCTCTTGGATACTGGCTAGATTCTGTAACTATAACTGTTCGTACTGTTGGCCTTATGCTCGTAGTGATACACCTGATCATCGCAGTTTTGAAACTTATACCAATACCATTGACGAGATAAAACGTCAAGCTAGAGAAAACGGGTTTACTGATTTTCATTTTAGTTTCAGCGGTGGCGAACCAACTGCTTATAAACAGTTTGGCGAACTGATAGAACATTATGCAAGTGACAGAGCGCCAGCGTATCAGAGTATACACATGACAACTAATCTAAGTCCTGGCAGCAAATGGTGGGACAAATGGTTAACAGTTACCGATCATCTACAGCGTCGTAGTATTACTGCAAGTTTCCATGCAGAGTTTGCTAAGGAACAGGAATTTGGGGATAAGTGTCTTCAGTTAATTAATAACGGAGTTCTTCTCACAGTTAATCAGGTAATGGTTCCTGAGCGATTTGATGAGTACTATGATAGATGTAAAAGGTTATTTGATAGGGGCATTAATGTAACTCTAAAACCTCAGAGTGATCCCACTGCTAGTTTTGTTGTCAGTGGTTATACACAAGAACAGTTAAACACACTTCAAACAGGATTTCCTCAGCATATTGGCGGAGAGGAACAGACTCAAATAGAACTAACAGACGATCAAGGTAATAAGTACTACATGGATCAAGCTGAGCGTTTTAATGCTTTTGGGTTTAATAAATTTAAGGGATGGTTGTGTAGCAGCGGCCATCAAAGTTGTATAATTAGAGAGCCAGGCGGCGAAGTAAAACGCAGTTATAGTTGTAGGGATGAGCCTTTAGGTACAATAGATACAGGGTTTAAATTATTTAAAACTCCTATCCCTTGCAAAACAGAAACTTGTGTATCGAGCGCAGACAGTAAAATTCCTAAGATGAAAATATGTACAAATTAGAAGATATAAAATCAATTCATTTAGAAGTGACATCAAAGTGTCAGGCTAGATGTCCTATGTGTCCACGTAGAATACATGGAGGACCTCTCTTAACAGGTTTAGAACTTGAAGAAATTGATTTAGATACATTTAAAAAATGGTTCAGTGATGACTTTATTTGTCAGCTAGGCCACTTAATGATGTGTGGAAATCTAGGAGATCCTATTATTGCTAAAGATACACTGGCGATTTTTCAACATTTAAGATCCGTTAACCCTAATATTATACTTCACATGCACACTAACGGAAGTGCTAGATCAAAAGACTGGTGGGAAAAACTTGCAGAAGCAGGTGTTGAGGTTACATTTGGTATTGATGGAATGGAAGATACGCACAGTCTCTATAGAATAGATACCGACTGGAATAAAATTATAGAAAACGCAAAGGCATTCATTGCGGCCGGCGGATCGGCTCAGTGGCACATGCTAGTATTTGAACACAATGAGCATCAAGTACATCTTTGCCAACAGGTCAGCAGAGCATTAGGATTTAAATCATTCTCATCTAAGCACACTACTAGATTTAAACAAGGAAAGTTTGATGCTGTAGATGAAAATTATAAAGTAACACATACTCTTTATCCATCAAAGAAAAGTGTTGAAATGATTGTTCCTGCAAAGATAGCACAAGAAGAATCTTTGCCAACTATAATTTGTAAAGCAAAAGAAGAAAATCAGTTATATGTTAGTGCTACAGGATATGTAACGCCCTGTTGTTGGTTAGATCTAGAATGGTTACCAGATTTCAGTGATTCTAAAATTGATTATAAGATTAAAATTAATCAGTCCCCTAACCTGCATAATATGTCATTTAAAGAAATCTTTGACAGCAATTATTTTAATAAAATTCAGGGATGTTGGACTAACTCGGGTTTAAGAGAATGCTCTAAGCAGTGTGGTAGTTTTGATAAGTTGAAAGAACAGTTTGAAAGATGAAAGTAGATATACAAGATGTTTTATTTTGGATGGACGCTATCCGTAATAGCGAGGATCGGTATCGCACCTTAGAAAGTTTCTGGAAGGGGCAAGTTAACAGTAAAATTTGGTTAATTGAAAACTTATCTAAGTTTGTTATGACTAATACTAATAATACTATAATAATTCATGGCGGATGGAACGGTGTTCTAGCTAGCTTACTCTTTAATAGTGACATTGGCATTAAACACATCACTAGTTTAGACATTGATCCAACGTGTGAGCAAATAGCATGTACTGTAAACAAGCGTCAAGAGATCGAAGGAAGATTTAATGCTGTAACTGCTGATATGTCGGATTATGAATATAATGCTGACATTGTAATCAACACTAGTTGTGAACATATTACCCACGGAGCATATCTTAGATGGTTAGATCTGGTTCCTAAGAGTTCTTTAATTGTAATTCAAAGTAACAATTATTCTGAATTAGAAGAACATATTAATTGTGCTACTAATCTTAATGATTTTATTAAACAATCTAAATTAAATGTGTTGTTCTCTGCAGAATTAAAATTACCTAAATACGACAGGTATATGATTATTGGGAATAAGAAATGAGCAAAACATTTTGCCCATTACCGTGGATACATCTTGCAACACGACCCAACGGTGATGTGCGAGTTTGTTGTACTGCTAATGCTAGCGGTGCTGGAATAGTAGATAGTAAAGAAGAAGGTTTGGTTAAACAAGATGGCATAACAATGAACCTTCGTGATCATACCATTGAAGAAGTATGGAATTCTCAGCAGATGAAGTATACTAGACTTCAGATGTTGCGAGGAGAGATTCCCGAAAGCTGCAAGAAATGCTTTGTAGAAGAATCAAACGGTATTGACAGCAAACGAATATGGGAAACAAAAGTATGGCAAGAGAGATTAGATCTTGAAAGCATAGTTGAACAAACTAAAGCTGACGGGAGTCTTCCTGTTAATATTCCATACTTTGATTTAAGATTGGGAAATCTTTGTCAATTAAAATGTATTATGTGTAGTCCTCATGATAGTAGTTCGTGGATAAAGGACTGGAAGATACAATATCCGAAGTACAAAAATATAGAACTAAAGAAAGACCAAACTTGGAGTTTAGACTTTGATTATACTTGGTATAAGAAAGGTTCTTTCTTAGAATCAATGAAAGCACAAGCCAGCTCCATTAAAGAATTATATTTTGCAGGCGGCGAACCTTTATTAATACCTGAACACTATAACATTTTAGAGTTTATGGTTAACAGTGGTAATGCAAGACACTGTGTATTAAGATATAATTCAAACGGCTTAGAAATTTCTGAAAGATTGCTGTACTTGTGGAATCAATTTAAACAGGTTAAATTTAATTTTAGTGTAGATGCCTATGGAGATAAGAATGATTATATTCGTTACCCATCTAAGTGGAAAGACATTGAAACAAATTTACGTCTATTAGACAACACAGGTGATAATGTAGTAGTTAACCTGGCATGTGCAGTACAAGCTCTTAATGTATTATATATTGATGAACTAGCCGGGTGGAAATTGAATAACGGCTTTAAAAAAATCAATCTAGCACCCTACGGTGCAGGAGTTATAGGACTTCATTTAGTCTATCTACCCAGTTATTTAAATATTCGTGTGTTGCCAATGGAATTAAAACAGATGGCAGCAGATAGAATAACACGTTTTATAAAGACAATTAATACGGATGAATTTTCAAATAACTCGTATGGTCGTCAACGGTGGGAAGGTATTATTAAGTATATGATGGAAGAAGACTGGTCTAATAAGTTACCGTCTCTTGTTGAGTACTTAAATGTAACTGATGCAAATAGAGGCACAGATTTTAGAAAAACTTTTGTAGAATTGAGTAGATTATGAAAATAATTAAGATCGACTCCAATGTTTCAAAAGATCGCTTAAGAATTGAATTATTTTTAAGCAATGTTTGTAATTACAAGTGCTGGTATTGCTTTCCTGGTAGTAACACAGGAACGCATCCGTGGCCTGATTTAGATCTAATAAAAGAAAATCTCAGCCACGTTATTGAATATTATAAGAACAACTTAAATAAAAAACAGATTTATCTACACATCATCGGCGGCGAACCAACGCTCTGGAAAAACTTTGGAGAATTTGTAAAATTCTTTAAAGAAACACACAACTGTTTAATCAGTATATCAACAAACGGTTCTAGAACCTTAAGATGGTGGAATGAATATGGACATTATATAGACCAAGTAATGTTAAGTTGCCACCATGAATACGTAGATACAGCACACACAATTGAAGTAGCATCTATTCTATACAAAAAAAGGATTGATTTAGTAGCGTTAGTACTGATGGATCCTTCTGCATGGGACAAGTGCGTAGAAATTATTCAGCAGCTAGAAACCAGCAAGTATAAATGGCCTATAGCTGCAATGGAAGTTCATCACGAAACCCTGAAATACACTGAAGATCAAAAAGAATTTCTAAA